GCTGCAGCTTGGGCTGCTCCTCCTACCGGTGAAGTTGTTGCTCCACCTCTAGCACTTCCAATTGCTCCGTCTGGGGCAACTTCCAATGTCGCTACAGTGTCATCAGATAGGATAGCTGTATACCCAAGAGCTAGGTTAGCATCTTGCATATTGGCTGTTGTTGGTGTCACTGTCTGCGAACTTGCTAACGTAGCTAAGCTAATTGTTCCTGGGTTTACTGTGATGACTGGAATACCGGAAATATCTTTTGGTAGAGTTACAAGTTTGTAACGCATCATTTGCGTTTCGTCTGGATTTGCTTCTACGATTGGCATTGCTTCAATTACTGCACCGTAATAGTTGGATCCTAACGTATGATCAGGATTCCAAAGTGTGTAATCAATTTCGTCGTCCGAAACTGCAAATTTTGTAATGTTTAATTGACCACCGGCAGCTAAAATTTGTCGCCCCTTATTGGTTAGAATTGCGTCTACTGTGATTGTTGAGTTATCTAAGTATCCCATTTTGGTTTATTTTTATATAAATATGTCGTTTATCTGAAAGTAAATGTTCCGTTTGTATTTGGATCGACATTTAAGTCAACTCCAGGTCCTTCTATAATTGTTACTACCGGTCCTCTATCTATGGTATCACTACTATCCTCATTCCAATCAGCAGCTGTTAGTTTACATCCATCGTACTTTTGGTTTCGTTGTCCAGTTGCTGATAGGGGTCCTACTTGGTAGTCTTGAACTTGTGCGTATTTGTATGGCTGTACTACAAAGTTGTTAAAAACCACAGTACGGCCACCAATATTGCCTGTTTCCGTTGCTCGCACTTCTATGTACAAGTCGCTATTTTGTGGTGATAGTACTTTGTAGCTGTATACTGTAGCTGTATCTGTTATTGGAATTGTTGTGATAGGGTTTCCAGAACCACTGTTACCTAACCAAACTGACATTGTGGCTTGTACATCAGGATCATCTACAAAGCTTTGGAACGATACATCATAGTAATCGGGTGCCATTTCTGCTTTGTTGGTTGCAAAAGCATTCAACCACAACGATCCTGTTTGTATACCAAGTCCAAACGTACGCATTCTAATGTAGTCGTTACTTGTGTTTCCGACTACTTGCCAGTAAGGATTGGATGCGTTTTTGTATATGTACTGTTGGCTTCCTGTCTCAATTAACACCCGTAGTCCTAGCTTTGCAAGTACTCCATACGTGTCTGTGTTTGCTTGCTGTACCCATGGTTGTGTTATTGAGTATGTAGTTGCATCACTCTCAAAGGATCCAGTGCCGTTGTATATGTCTCTACCGTCGTAAGTAACGCCATCCATACTCCTAATTAAAGCAACCTCTGATACTCTATTACCGTACACAGTAGGTCCAAATGGATTCCAATAATCGTCATTTACACTATTAACGTAAGCGTATCCTGCTGAGTTTGTTATGAGGCCGTTTGTACTAGTCAGTCCGCTTGTTTCATACCAACTATAAAAGCTATATTGACTACCTTCAATTCTATCACGGCCATTTGTTAGTATATAAGACTTTAGCGTATCATTTTCGTAGGTACCAGGAGCGTTTCCGTATCTATTAAGTAGTGAGTTTGGAGTGACTATGCTTCCAAATTGCCACGGAGCTTCTATTCCTACAGCACTCTCACCATCAATAAGACCGGTTGGTACTGTAACGTTTTCCATTGCAAACGGAACTAAACGATCAGCATCAATTACTCCAGGGTCAATATCGTTTATATCTCCAATAGGATCAGATACCGATGGTAATTCTATAAGCGTTTCGTGTGCTTCGTCTTGGTAAGTAGGTTGGCTTGCTAGCTTAACTTTACTTCTATCTAGTATATCTGGTTCAATTACTAGTCCAGTTTGTAGGTTAGCTCTGTAAGGTACTACTTGCTTAATCATCTCAAATACTGCACTATTAAAGTGTTGCAGTAGTCTAATGTACGCTTGTGGATTATTTTTGGTTGAGTACTTTTTTAGATACTCTCTGCGAAGTGATTTAAGATCGTCGTAGCTTTCTTCGTATATGTTAGAGTAGCTGCCTATAAAATCATCAATGGATATACCACCAAATTGCTCAGCAATGTCTTCATTTACTTGGTCAGTAGGTGATAAATAAACCCCCAACCTAGGACTGTCAGTTGGCTGTGCATCTTGTAGGGATGTTTGTGTTTTAGTATTCCTAAACAACTCTTCACTAGTCGAAATTGTGCTCTCAACTCTAATTTTATTGCTAACTTGTCTGTTACCTGCTAAATCAGGCCAAGGCATATAATTTTTTTCTACAACTGGTTCCCAGTAGGAGTTTGTTATTGAAGTGTAGCCAGTGAACGTACTAATTCGCGTATTTATTTTATTTGGTTGACTTCCAGATAATTGGTATACACTAGATATGCCGTATAGATCAATTTTTACGTTTGAAGTACCTAGTGTTTGTCGATAAACTAAATCACCATAGCTACTAGTTGCACCAGTCCAACTTGGCTCTTGATAGTTTTGACCTACTATGGAAGTAGGATTAATTATGTGTGCATAAAAAGGGCTTTGTATAAGGTTTGTGCCATTTTGTTCACACAATACTGCTCCCACAGACGGTGTATTAATTTGCAATGGTGTTTCGCCCCAGAACCTTAATTCCTGCAAACTTCCACTAAAACTAGATGTTAGCGGTCTTGATGCATGGGGATATAATCCTGTTGCTACGTAGACTATATCACATCCGGCATACCAAGCTCTATCTGCTTTGTACTGCTTATACCCCACCGACGGTGAGGTGTGTGTTGATGAACCTGACCATCCCCAACTAGCGCTGTATATTAACGGTTTTTCTGTGTAGTTGGATTTAATTCCCGCAAACAATGTATACGATCCCGTAGTGGTTGTTGCTGTATATGATCCACTTCTACGCAGATACATTGTTACCCATTTACCATCAAATAATTTTCCTGTGGAGCTTTCGGTCGGAACATAAAGCTTCTGCGATATTGCCGTTACCGACTCCGAAACATTACCTTGATATTCAATATAATCTCCAGTGCTGTCTCGTCCTACTAATACTGCTAAGCGCTTATCTGAACCTGCTCCTGTGTTATCTACCCAATGTACTAAGCTACTTTGACTAACTGCTGAATTTGCTTTGAATCGAAGCTCAATCCCAATTGGAGGTTTATAGTTTGCAGCACTACCTGACCATAGTGTTGATAAGGTTGTAGTGTTTGGATTTGTTTTTAGAGCGTAGTAAAATCTATCGTGATCGTATGTTGATTGGGTATCAAAGTCTGGCTCCGGTCCTCCGTATTCTCTAATACGTAATATTGTTGAAGGGATACCAAAGCAGTTTATTAATGCTCGAACACCACGCTCTGTGCCTTTTGTTTTTAGTAGGTACGGTAGGTTGTTAATAATACGCTTCCATGCTTCTCGAGTACGATCTTCTCCCGACATAGCTAAGGCATTGTCATACGATCCAGAGGCATCAAACCCTAGCATATAACTCCACAAATTTTGGAAGTTTTGACCATTACTGAAATCTACACCTAAGTTTTGTGCAATAGTGAATACTATATCTTTTGCAAATCCCTCTGATAGTTTTTCCTGCCTGTCGTATATTTTTGGCAGCTGGTTAATATACTCGTATTGGGTGTCAAAATAGTGTCCTAGCATGTTAACAAAGCTGTCCACTATTGGATTTTCATCTTGCTGTATGTGTGCTGGGATTAGTCTTTTTAGGGACTCTTGGTTGTTGTTGTCGTATAGACTTGCTGATGATAGTATTCCGTCTAACCATGTTTGAGCTTCTGGTGTATTGGATGCGTAGAGTGTGTATGGCTTTGTTGAAGTAGTCTTTGGCCATGCCATATCCAAAAATATACCAAGACTGCTACTGATGTAGCTTGACGACTCAAAGTACATATAACGCTCATAGCCATCAAAAGCTCCTATTACTAAATCTATTTTATTCTGTGTGTTTACCAGCTCTTGTTGTGTGTAGTAGCTTTCAGAAGCGTTTGTAGTTGCTAAGCTTGCTGATACATCGTAGTAATTTTCTATTAATTTAACTTTATACTCAAAGTTTTTAATGCGATCGTATGCACTACCAAATTTTACAAAGTTCTCAAACCTTGTATAATCTACATTTAAAGGAATACCTTCAACTAAAGATTGGCTAAATAACGCTCTTGATAACGACTGTGAGCTATATTGTAGCATTTCATCCCAGCTCTGGTACTCTGTAGAGACTCCCAATCCTGTTTTCTTAACAGCGTCAAAATTTGGACCTGCTATAATAGTGACATCTTGTGGTATAGATGGTGGTACAACTAGTACATCTTCTGTTACGGGAGGACTCGTTTCTTGAGCTATCCAAAGATAGTCACCAGGACCTTTTGTAAGTGGTAGTGGTTCGTTGAGTTTGAATACTATGCTATATGGATACTCTGTAAAAGTAAACTTATCTTGCACGTAATCCACAATTCCTACTTGCTCAGTAGGCGTAAAAAAAGCGTATAAGTTTACTAAGGTTGACAACTTGCTCATTCTAAAGAAGCTGTCACTAAAGAATCCCTTTAGTACTTGGTTTTCAGCTTCGTTATCTACTAAGTCAGTTGTAACAACTCTTATTTCTAAGCGATCTCGAGATACTTCTTGTATTACGAGTTTGGATCCTAATGCTGTACCTAAAAAGTTACGTAAAAATCTTAAGCGTACTCGAAAGTCCCCAGCTATATAGTTTTGTGATTTAAGCTCTTGCTCTATATCAACATAAGCTACGTTATCTTGAATAGAGTAGTTTGTTACTGTCGGTATGCTTTCAAAGTAGTAGTCTTGATCATTGTATATGTCCATCTGGACTACGTCTATTGGAAATCTTCCCGCTTCGTTGTAGTGTGCAAATGGCAATGGTTCGACAACTGCTTGTCGTTGTGGTACTAATAGGTTTTTTTTTTTTTCAGAATTGATCTCCACCACTTATTTTTATATA